AAGCAAGCAATGGAGGAAGACTTAGGTTTCACTACTGCTAGTGGTTCGAGATGCATTGACATGCTATGTGACAAGAACAGGTTAAAGAAACCTGGGTATGGTCTTGTCATTAAGGAGTATGATCCATCTAATAAGCGACGTTTGATGTGTCGTCTATCACCTAAAGGTGAGGCTCTTATTAAACAACTAAAGGCTACCATTTATGGATGAGCTACGCACATGGCAACAAGCCATGGACTACACCTTTCAAACACGACATTCATGGAGGCATGGCAACGGATCAAAGACTAGTCGAATCAATTGCAATCATTTCACACGGCTACGAGGCTCAAGCTTTCCACTTAAGAAGATTAATCAGCCAAACATCACACAGGTTTGCATTGAACTTGAGGACGAAGGTAAGAGTGATGCAACTATTAACAGGGTTGTGTCTGCTGTTAGCACGGTCCTCAATCACTGTGCATTCGATGGACTTATTGAGACTGCGCCGAAGTTCAGAAGGCGTAAGGAATCAGAGGGTCGTGTGATCTGGTACACCAAGGACGAGGTTGATCGTTTATCTCTTCTGTCCATTGATGTATATCAACGTGAGGACCTACGTGACATCATCCTGTTTGGTGCATACACTGGTATGCGTCAGGGTGAGATCCTAAAGCTACGTGTTAAGGACATCGATTTAATTGGTGACCGCATCCATGTTGGTGGTGTACCTTCACAAACAACAAAGGCAAAGAACTGGAGAGCTATACCTATCCATGACAGGATCAGGGATATAGTTAACACCAGATGTTCACATTCATCGCGCCAAGATGTTAGAATCTTTGGTGAAGAATGGTCTACTAAAGAACAATTACTACGTGCCTTTAAGAAGGTCAACCGTTTAATTAACAAGGAGGATTGCTACGTCTTTCACACACTTAGACATAGCTATGCGACGTGGTTAGCTGAGGCTGGTGTCCCTATTCGTACGATCATGTCGTTATGTGGACACAAGAACATAGATACTACGTTACGTTATGCAAAGGCTACTGATGCATCCCTCGTGGACGCCATTGGTGCCATCTAAGCGCGACTAATGGGTGCTCTGCTACCATTCATGGGTCGGAAACGCCGACCATTCCTAGTGAGTCCAATCGCTGGAATCCACACGCGGATGTGGCGGAATCGGTAGACGCGCTAGTTTCAGGTACGAGAGCGAATCCTGAACACTGACGTATATGTCGTGGGATAAATACCCACCACGTCAGTTGTACACTACTATCCACTATCGTATGAGTCTATATCAAGGTTCTAGCACGCTGTCTCAAGCACAAATTGATGAGCAAACGACTCTTGAACGTGAGGCAATTCGTCTAGGTCTTGAGCGTTTACATAAAAACACGTACAACGTAGAGAGCAAGGACTACGCAAGTGCGTCCATCTACGGAGCTGCAAGCATCAACACGTTGATCCCACTTGTTGTTGAGCGTATTGAAAGCACAACGAACAGGATCAAAGAAGGTAAGACTGGTGCTTCATTCAAAGAAATTCAGCAATACCTGATTGATGTTGAACCGCTTGCAGCTGCTGGTATTGCTTGCAAGATTATCTTTGATAAAGTCTTTTCTTTTAGAGAGGAGTCTTCGAAAGCGGTTCAGATTTGTGAATCAATTGGTAAGGCTCTTGAGCAAGAGTGTCAGATGAGACACTATGAACGGGAAGTACCTGGACTCCTTAAATGTATCAAAGACAATTACTGGCATAAAAGCGCAGGGACGCAACAGAAGTTCGTAACCGTACGTACGATGATGAATCGTAAAGGTGTTCACTGGAATACGTGGAGCAGTATCAATCGTGTCAAGCTTGGAGGCTGGTTGCTTGATTGCGTTTGTGATGCAAGCGGATGGTTTGAAAAGATGATTGTCAAGAAAGGTAGACGTAAGCAGACACACATCGTGCCTACTGCTGCCTTCATGGACATCAAGGACGAAGTGATGGCTAATGCTGCTGCATTCAGCGCTATCGCTATGCCTATGCTTGTACCACCTAAGGACTGGTCACAACACGAGCCAGGTGGTTACCTCTTGAATGAGGTAATGGCAGGTCACGACATGGTTCGTCGCGGTCCCACATCTATACAGGGAGACCAACCCATTGAATTCTTGAACAAGATTCAAAAGGTTGGATACACCTTGAACCCTTTCATTGTGAAGGTAGCAGAAACTCTATTTGATAGAGGATATAAGGTTGGTAAGTTTGTTCCTATTGTTGAACATCCATTACCTAATAAACCTATTGATATTGCTACTAATGAAGATGCACGTCAAGATTATAGGAGGCGTGCAGCTGAAGCAATGAACAAGAACGCTGCATCATTCAAGGAGTCATGCCGTACACGTATGACACTAGATATGGTGTCGCGTTTCAAAAGTAAGGATGCATTCTATATCCCATGGTCTTTCGATTATCGAGGACGGGTCTACCCTATTCCTGCATTCCTTACTCCACAAGATACTGACTTCGGTAAGAGTCTTATCAAGTTTCATAAGCAAGCATTCATGACACATGAAGCTGAGCAGTGGTTAGCCTTCCAGGTAGCTACGACTTATGGACTAGATAAAGCTACGATGTCTGATCGTCTAGCTTGGGTAGAAGCAAACCTCACATTCATCAAACGGGTTGCTACCGATCCCATTGGAAATTTATCTGATTGGGAGAATGTAGATGAACCGTGGCAGTTTCTTGCTGCTTGTGATGAGTACTACCATTGCGTCATTGTGTGTGACAGGAGTTACACTAACCTTCCTGTTGCAACTGATGCGACCTGCTCTGGATTGCAGATTCTTGCAGGGTTATGTAGAGACGCCTCTACTGCCAGACTTGTCAATGTCTTGCCGTCTGACTCTCCACAAGATGCTTACAAGGTAGTAGCTAATCATGCTGCTCCTAAATGTCCTGAATCTATCCGTCCACATATGGATAGAAAGACAGTCAAGCGTGTAGTGATGACGGTTCCGTACAATGCCAAACCACATAGCAATCGTGGTTACATCAGAGACGCACTAAAAGATAAAGGAATCGAGATTGAAAAGGACGATCTAACTGCAACAGTTAATGCAGTAAGGGAGTCTATGGATGAAATCGTTCCGGGTCCTATGCGTGTCATGAAATGGATTGAGTCTGAAGTAGCTAAAGCTATCAAGCGTGGAGAGACGGAGATTCAGTGGTGTACACCATCTGGATTTGTAGTCACTCAACGTCTGATGAAGAAAGTCACTGAAAATGTAGAACTCCAATTGTTGGGTCGTTTACGTATGACTGTTGCTACTGGAGACAGTGACAAAGTTGACTTATCACATCACAAAAATGCCACTGCACCTAATCTCATCCATTCTCTTGACGCTAGCCTCTTGTGTCTTAGCGTCTTACGTTTTGACGCTCCCATTGCGTTGATTCATGATTCAGTTCTATGCAGAGCTACTGATATGTCTATCCTGTCCACTCTTGTACGGGAGACATATATGCATCTCTTCGCAGAACATGATTACCTCAAGGACTTTGCTGCACAAATAGGAGCAGAGACCGAACCACCGATTATTGGAGACCTTGAACCGTCTTCAGTAATTGAATCCACTTATTTCTTTTGTTAATGCCACGCACTATTTTTAAAACCGATGAGCCTGTTGTCCTTGAGGGATACCAAGCTGTATTGAAGCCTAGCAAGTACGGTTACAGTCTTGCTACTACTATTGATGAGTCTATGATTGACAAGCTCGAATCAGATCGAGCAGACAATCTGAAATGGGCAGAGTCAAAGCTTAAGAATCCTAAGCGTTCCACTCTCAAACCCGAACCTTGGGAGGAGGTTGCTAATGGAAAATACAAGATTAAGTTCTCATGGAATGACGAACAAAAGCCGCCTATTGTTGACACTGAAGGAACTCCAGTTACAGACGAGGCAACACCTGTCTATTCTGGGTCCACAGTCAAACTCGCGTTCTATCAAAAGCCATACATCCTTAAGGATGGTGTTACTTATGGTACTACGCTTAAACTTGTGGGTGTGCAACTGGTGTCTGTCGGTAGTTCGGCGGGAGTTGATACCGGATCCATGAGCACCGAGGACGTAGCAAGTCTGTTCGGTAAGACCGAAGGATTTGTTGCTGGTGAACCTAACGTCACCGCTGGTGAACCTAATGGAGATGCAGACTTCTGATGATTGACTTCACTATTGAAAAAGACGACGCACTAGGTCTTTACCGGTGCGACATGACATGTACGCTTCCACCTATCACTGTCACTAAGTACAAGAAATCACGTGATGATTTCAGGTACGAGATGCAGCGTGCAATCAATGAGATTGTCGATGAGCTTGTGGAGCAAGCATTGGAGGACTAATGAAATTCCGCTCTGGACTCGAAGAGAAGGTCGCTGATCTTCTCGGAGAGCTTGGAGTCAAATACGATTATGAATCAACTAAAGTACCCTATGTTATTCAACATACTTATACACCTGACTTTGTTCTACCTAATGGTGTCTATCTTGAATGCAAAGGGTACTGGGACGCAGATGATCGCCGTAAAATCAAGGCAGTCAAAACACTAAATCCTGACCTTGATTTACGTATGGTCTTTCAAGCTCCTTATAATACTATCTC